AACAAAGGTTCTATTGAATTTAGTAATAATAGTCGCATTATTGCCAGTGCTACCTCTGGTAGTTCCATTCGCGGTATGTCTGTTAACTTACTATTTCTTGACGAATTTGCATTTGTGGAAAAGGCGAATGAATTCTACACTTCAACCTATCCTGTGGTCTCAGCGGGTAAGGAAACAAAAGTCATTATTACGTCAACTGCAAATGGAATTGGCAATACATTCCATAAAATCTGGGAGGGCTCAGTTCAAAAGGTTAATGAGTTCATCCCATTCACAGTCAACTGGTGGGATGTCCCAGGCAGAGACGAAGACTGGAAAAGACAAACAATAGCAAATACATCTCAATTACAGTTTGACCAAGAGTTTGGTAACACCTTCTTTGGGACAGGCGATACCCTAATAAACGCCGAGACGTTACTATCTTTTCGCGCTAAACCACCCACAGATGTTCTTGAAGGTGGAGACCTACTGGTCTATGAAAAACCGCAACCCAATCATGAATATATCATGACTGTGGATGTATCAAAGGGAAGAGGACAGGATTATTCAACCTTTACGGTAATTGACATTGGCACGAGACCTTTTGAACAGGTTGCCGTCTATCGCAATAACACTATATCTCCATTACTCTTTCCTAATGTTATATATAAGTATGCAAACCTCTATAATCAAGCATATGTTATTATAGAGTCAAATGATTCGGGACAAGTAGTTTGTAATGGACTATATCAAGACTTGGAGTATGATAATATCCATATGGAATCTGCGATAAAAGCAGACCGTATTGGTATCGAGATGAACAGAAAGGTCAAAAGACTGGGATGTTCCTCAATCAAAGATGTTCTCGAAAATAAGAAACTCCAGATAAACGATGAAAACGCAATTCTAGAAATATCCACCTTTGTCTCTAGAGGTCAATCCTACGAGGCATCTGATGGTAATTATGATGATTTGATGATGAACTTGGTCATGTTTGGATATTTCATCTCCACCCAATACTTCTCTGATATGACCGACATCAATCTAAAAGAGATGATGTTCGCAAAGAAGATGAAGGAAATAGAAGACGATGTTCCACCCGTAGGGTTCATAGATGATGGTTTGGACTATGCGGAACAACAGGATATCATAAAAGATACCGAATGGCACACATTTCAACACTCTAACATAGGTATTGAGGAGTGGTAATTCTACAAATTTCTCTAGTTATAAATAAAAGTATTGAAACTACCGTATTATGAGAACTTATAATTAGATAACGAAAAAAAGGAAAAAGTTATGGCACTTTTTACACCCTCTGCTTCTCCTGCCGTAACCGTTAAAGAGATTGACCTAACGGGCGTAGTGCCTAACGTTCAAACTTCTACGGGTGCGTTTGTAGGAAATTTCGGTTGGGGGCCAGTAGGCGTGGCCACGCTCGTATCAGACGAGTCAGGTCTTGTATCTACTTTCTCCGCACCAACCGATAACAACACGGTAGATTTCCACTCTGCCGCGTATTTTTTAAGATATTCTAACACGCTGTTTGTTGTGCGCGAACAGGATAGTGATGGCAAAAATGCTGTTGCTAATAACACAAACCTTGGCACATTGTCAGCACAGGCAATTAATAACTTGGATGCTTTCGAAGGTCTGTCAGTTGACAGTTCTGATGGCGCATTTATCGCTAAATATCCAGGCGAACTTGGCAACTCTCTCCAAATCTCTATTGTGGGTTCTGACTCCGATAATGGTGGGGCTACCAACTTTGCTGCATGGTCATATAAAGATAACTTTGATGCTGCTCCAGGCACATCATCTTATGTGTCCGCTCTTGGTGGTAAAAACGATGAAATCCACGTTGCTGTTGTTGACCAAGACGGTGAAATTACTGGAACTGCTGGAACAGTTCTGGAAACTTTCCCATTCTTGTCTGTTGCTAAAAACGCCAAGGCATCAGATGGAACATCAAATTATTTCAAAGATGTTCTGAAACTCCGTTCACAATGGGTATATGCTGGTGTAGGTCACACAGGTGACTCTGCATCCGTATCCGACTTCATTGGTTCGAACTGGGGAGTTAACGCGACCAATGGCGCGCAAGACTTCAAATCAGACTTCAAATATTCGTCCTCCCAAAGCACATTCTCATTCCTATCAGGTGTAACTTCAAGTTCACTGGGAACTGATGATGTCCTTCGCGGATTCGATAAGTTCGAAGACAAAGACAATATTGAAGTTGATTTCCTTATTGCTCCAGAATCACTCACAGACGGAACGGCAACGACCATTGTAAATGACCTCGTTTCAACCGCTGCGTCTACTCGTAAAGACTGTGTTGCAGTCGTATCACCATCTCGTGCTGCGGTTGTCACATCAGGCACTAACACTGCAATTCTGGCATGTAACAACACATATACAAAGTCTTCCTACTTGGTTCAAGACAATAACTATCTGAAGGTATTTGACAAGTATAATGACAAATACATCAAGATTCCTGCCGCATCGTCCACTGCGGGTCTCATGGCTGCTACCGACTTGGTTGCTGCACCGTGGTTCTCGCCTGCTGGTTCACGCCGTGGTAGATATCTGGGTATCACAGATATTATTGTATCACCAACCAAAGCGGAAAGAGACCAGTTGTATAAAGCTGGTATCAACCCAATTGCAAACATTCCAGGCGAGGGCATCATGCTCTTCGGTGACAAAACAAACGAATCGCGTCCAAGTGCATTTGACCGAATCAATGTTCGCCGTCTCTTCCTCGCCATTGAACGTGCGATTGCAATAGCAGGTCGCGGTGTAATGTTCGAATTCAATGACGAGTTTACTCGTGCAGAATTCGTCAACATCGTAGAACCGTTCCTTCGTGAGATTCAAGGTCGCCGTGGTATCACGGACTTCCGAGTTCAATGTGACGAAACGAACAATACTCCTGCTGTGGTTGACCGCAATGAATTCATCGCAAGCATCTTCATCAAGCCTGCCCGTTCTATCAACTTCGTGACACTGAACTTTGTCGCAGTTAGAACTGGTGTAGAGTTTGAAGAAGTTGTAGGCACAGTTTAAGGAGTAAGGAAAAATGGCAATTCTAGGCGTAGATGACTTTAAGTCAAAACTAAGAGGTGGGGGCGCTCGTCCTAATCTCTTCAAAGCCACTGTCAACTTTCCAGGCTATGCAGGCGGTGATGTAGAACTTACATCTTTCCTCTGCAAGACTGCACAGTTGCCAGCATCAGTAATGAATGTTATTGAAATCCCATTCCGTGGTCGCCAGTTGAAAATTGCTGGAGACCGCACCTTTGAACCGTGGACAGTAACCATTCTCAATGACACCGATTTCTCCATCCGTAACGCAATGGAACGTTGGATGAACGGTATCAATGCCCATCAGGCAAACACAGGTTTGACCAATCCAGTGGATTATCAAGCAGACCTCGTTGTTGAACAGTTGGACAGAGATGGAAACTCACTCAAGACATACAACTTCCGTGGTTGTTTCCCAACTAACGTCAGTGAAATTGAAGTTAGTTACGAAACCGTAGACGCTGTGGAAGAGTTCACTGTCGAGTTCCAAGTTCAATATTGGGAATCAGGCACTACCAGTTAATCTGGTTATAAGTAGGGGGGTAGGGGTAATCCCTACCCCTTTATCGTAAAGATTTGATAGGATAGTTATGGCAGACGATAATAGTATTTTTAAGTTGTTTGGTTTTGAACTCAAGAGAGCTTCCGAACAACCGAAAGAAAAGGAAAAACTAAAGTCTATTGTTGCCCCCACCGATGATGATGGTGCGGGGTATGTTACTGCGTCTGGTAGTCACTATGGTCAATACATCGACATGGATGGCGCACAGGCGAAGGACAACCAACAACTAATTATCAAATATCGTGGTGTCGCAGCACACCCTGAAGTAGACGCTGCAATCGAAGATATCGTTAACGAGTCCATCGTGGGTTCGGAGATTGGTGTATCATGTGAACTAAATCTGGACGATGTAGATGCACCTGATAATATCAAGAAAACCATGACCGAAGAGTTCAACAACATCTATAGTATGTTGAGATTCACTGAACTGGGTCATGATATCTTCCGTTCATTTTATGTTGATGGTCGTGTTTATCACCACCTCGTAGTAAATGAATCAAATCTCAAAGCGGGTATTCAAGAAATCCGTCCTATTGACGCTGCGAAGATTCGCAAAGTAAAAGAAGTCAAATATAGAAAAGACCAAGCAACTGGCGCAAAGGTAGTTGAGAAGGTCAACGAATTTTATATCTATCAAGAGAAAGCAGGACAAAACCAAGGCGTAAGACTTTCTCCTGATAGTGTGTCGTATGTTTCTAGTGGTCTGCTTGACCCTAGTAGGAGACAGGTTGTATCCTATCTCCATAAGGCACTAAAACCAATCAACCAACTTCGCATGATGGAAGACAGTCTGGTTATCTACCGTCTCGCACGGGCGCCAGAACGCCGTATCTTCTATATCGATGTTGGTAATATGCCCCGTAATAAATCTGAAGCGTATATGAAAGACATCATGTCTCGTTATCGCAATAAGATTGTTTACGATTCAAATACGGGTCAACTGAAAGATGACCGTAAGCATATGTCGATGTTGGAAGATTTCTGGTTGCCTCGCCGTGAAGGTGGTAGAGGAACTGAAATCTCAACACTTCCTGGCGGGGAAAATCTAGGACAGATTGACGATATTCTCTATTTCCAAAAGAGATTGTATCGTTCACTGAATGTCCCGATTAATCGTCTCGAACAGGAAGCACAATTCTCTTTGGGTCGTTCAACTGAAATCTCACGAGATGAAGTTAAGTTCCAAAAGTTTATTGACCGTCTCCGTAAACGTTTCGCAACTCTGTTTACAAATATTCTAAAGAAACAACTTATTCTCAAAGGTATTATTACTGAACAGGATTGGGATACATGGAAAAGCGGTGTGGGTATAAACTTCCAAAGAGATAACCATTTCACTGAACTCAAGAATGCTGAACTGTTGCAGAACAGACTTCAGACTCTTGACCAAGTATCACAGTATGTTGGTGAATATTTCTCGCGTGAATGGGCAATGAAAAACGTAATGATGATGTCTGATGAGGACATCGAAGAAATGAAAAAACAAGTCGAAGGCGAAAACTCCGTTGAAGACGAAGATGAACAAGAGGATATGTAAAATGAGTGAATCAGAAACACTTGAACAAGAAGTTGAAACCGTAGATGTTAATGCGGTTGAAGAACTTATCAATCAGATTACTTCGGGTGACCTAGCGAATGCAGAAGGGTCATTCAAAAGTATCGTTCAGGACAAAATGGAAGATGCGCTTGAAGCACAGCGAATTGCGACTGCACAAGCAATCTTTAATGATGTCGATGATGATGTTGAAGATGATATAGAAGACATCACAGACGAGGAAGTCGAAGATGAGACGATTGAGTTGGACGGAGAGGTTGAGGATGAACTTGATGCCGTTGACGAAGACGAAATCGAAGAAATCGAAACCGAAACCGAAGAAGAAACGGAAGAAAGTGACTCAGAAGAGTAACTAATTGTTATCTTGAAAACATTATTTGTATAAATAATACTATGAAAACGTATAAAGAACTAATTAGTGAATTAAAGGGACGGAAACCTAAAGGCGATGTAGTCTTTGATAAAAAGGTTAAAAGAATCCCAGTTCTAATCACTAAAGAGAAAGGTTCTCTGCCATTCGTTGTGTATATTGATGGTGACCGACTGGATGCCTTCAAATCACAGAAAGATGCAGAGAAGTCTGCGATGCAAGTAGTAAAGGAATTGACATGAAGTTAATTACTGAATATACTGAAAACGATACCCTTCAATGTATCATTGAGAAAAAAGAAGATGGCGAAAAGAAATACGTCATCGAGGGCGTTTTCGCGCAGACAGATAAAAAGAATCGCAACGGCCGTGTTTACCCTAAACCAATTATGGAAAAGGCAGTAAAGACATACGTTGATACACAGGTTAACAAGAAGCGTGCCGTGGGTGAATTGAATCACCCAGAAGGCCCAACTGTTAACCTTGATAAAGTTTCTCACCTCATCACAGACCTCAAGTTTGAGGGTAATGATGTGGTAGGAAAGGCACAAATA